TTTGCTAAAAGTTTGAGTAGCATCAATAATTGAATTTACTGGTTCTGCTACTTTTGAATCTTTAATAAAAGTTTCTACTAAAGACTTTTGTGCGTTTGACAGAGTGTCAATCGCTTGGTTTATATTTGCTATCATTATATCCTCCTATGAAAAGCAAGGTTATTATTTACTACTGACTTTCCACTATTGGAACAATCAGGTATGATATACTCGATACAACGATCGAATATACAGTATTATATAGGTATTATTTTTAAAATTACTAGTACCTATACAATATTATTTATTTAAGTTATTGAATTTATTATCTTTTTTTTTATTCAATAAGCTTAAATTTCGTGTCTTTGAGTCTATTTTCTTACCTAAAATAAGACCCATAAAGAATGCCATAGCTATAAAAGCAACTACTAATAAAGTATGCCAAATATAAAACATTTATTTAGCTCTTTTTCCAATATTATATTTAGCCACAAGTTCCCAACCTGCTTTGTCTTTATGTGCTAAAACTTTAATTTGACTTAGAGATGCTTTAGATATAATTTGAGTAGGATCTTTTATTTTTAACAACCCCCAATCAGCTAATAATATAGTTATGGTGTTTCTCCTTTCAATATCATTAGTAGTGATATTGGACTCTTTACCATCTAAAGAAAATAATTCTTTAAAATGAACAATAAAATATCTTCCTTGTTTATGTAATATATGACAAGATTGATATAGTTTTTTATCAGTACGACTAGCGATACCAATACGTGTTAATGTTTCTCTAATTTTTAAAAAGTTATCTGGTTCTATTAAGAACACTTCCAGCATTTTATCTGGACTCCAAGAGTATGGAGTAGTTTTAACTTCTTCTTTAGCAATCTCTTGCGTAGGTTCGTCGGATCTAATTTCAACCATTTGTTCCACCCTTATAAAATTTTGATTTAATTATTTCAATCTGATCTTTAGTTAAAAGAGATAATATCTCTCTAGCTTTTTGACCAGAAACATTATAATATTCCATAATAAAGGGTTCATCAGAATCTTTAGATCTTTTTGCCCACTTCTTATTTGAATATCTTTTCTTCTTAGCCACTATATTTAGGTAAAATAAAAATTGCCACTTCTTAGGTACATAGTGTAATATGTTAATTTCATTAGCTATTTGTACTGTATCTGGGAAATAAGATAGTGACCTATTAATTAAGAATGGTTGATAATCCTCATCGAAAGATATATCGGTTTCATGTAGCTGTTCTTTCGTATAGTTAATCGCTGATACGTATCTAAATGGGTTTGATTTAAATTTTTTTACTTCCACTGACATTTTTTCATTATCTCTGTCATTGCAGCAACCTTATTAATATTTGAATCGGCGACAAACGCAGACTTATATTGGTAGTCAGCTAAAATTAAAACTAATTCTGGCACTGAATTTTTATCCATTAATGGTAATGCCTTTTCAAATATTTCTGAAAATAGGTTTGTAGTATCGATATCCGAATTTATATCAACCCATAAACGCATTTTATCCCACTCTTTATTCTTTAAGTTTTTAAATAGGATAGAATAAGATTCATCTGAAACTCCTATAAGAACACCTGTGTCAATAGTACCGCCTACAGAATATCTTTGTAATTCATTTAAGGTTTTTCTAAAGTCAGGAAAGTATTTTTGTATAAGTGTAGCAACTACTTTTTTATCATATTTTATATTTTCTTTTTCTAAAATCTCAACAACTCTATTAAAAAAGTCAGTAGCAATAACTGCTCTTTCCTCATTTGGTATTTTAAAATCAATTACAGAACATCTTGATTTAATCGGATCAATAATTTTATTCTTAAAATTACAAGTAAATATAAATCTACAATTAGAAGAAAATTCTTCTATGAATCCTCTCAAAGCTGGCTGCATTATATTTGGAGTCATATAATCTGCTTCATCAAGTATGATTACTTTTTTTGCTGAAGTTAAAGATATAGTTGAAGCAAACCCTTTAATCTTTACTCTTAGAGTGTCAATCATACGACCCTCTTCAGAACCATTTATGATTATATACTCAGCACCAATTTCATCACATAGTGCACGAGCCACAGTAGTTTTACCAACTCCTGCTGTACCATAAAATAGAAAATGTGGTATTTGTCCTCCTTTAATGAAAGACTTTAATGTAAGTTTAAAATTTTTAGGTAAGATACATTCGTTGATTGTACGAGGGCGATACTTCTCAACCCAAACAAATTGGTTTTCAGATGTGTTTATCATATTTTTTTTCTTTTCCTTGCTACTTTTTTTTGATATTCTACAGATGCTTTAGAATTGCCTTGTGGGGTAGTTAATTCAAGATTACTTAAATGATAATTTTCCTTATTGTGATCTATATGATTTACTTCAAGTCCTCTTAATATTATTTCCAAAAATTCTATTGGTATATTTTTTATTTGTTCTGAAGTAAATTGTGGGAAAGCTTTATGTATAAATTCAACAAGTTTATTAAAATGAAAAATATTAGATAATACTACAGTTCTATGTAAAGAAATATATTTTAAATTTTTGTTTAAATCGTTAAATAATATTGGATCAAAGATTTGAAGTCTTGGATAAACGGAACCTCTCCTGTCCTCGTATATAGGTGCGTTTTTAAGTTTTTTTAAATTTGCTTTATTTCCGTCTTTCGAAGAATATATATCTCCTTCATCTTTATGAATAAAATATCTTGGAACTGGAAAAAATTTGTCGTTATGATCTACCCATAATGGAATGAGATCTTTTTTATTTTTAGGACTTAGATTTATCACTTTACTCATAATATAATGTAGTTGTATAATGGGAGCAACACTCCCATTAAATTTGTAAATTACTTACTAACTACAGAATCGGATTCAATCGCTAAGTAATAAACTAACGATCCTTTAACAGCTGAAAATTTAGATAATTTTTTGCTATCAACTGTCACATTATAATCTGTAAGAGCAATTTTTTGTAAATTTTCAATTTTCATATTTACTTTAAACTCTTTATCTGAAGTACCGATATCTATACTAAAGGCATTAATTGTACTTGGGCTACTGCCTGCTGTTTTAGTTTTTTTATCAGCGACTTCTACACTAATTTTTCCATCTTTAGCTACGATTGAAATATCATTTACTTTTAAAACTGAAGCTGATTTTGAAATAACATCTAAATCTGCTGCTTTTAAATCAAAAGATATATCACTAGAAACAGGCAAACTATCTTTAGATGGAATAAGTAGCATTTCAGGTGAAGCTGAATAAAATTTAATTTTCTGAGATCCTTTTGTCATTATACAATAAGTATCAGTAAATGATAAATCAGCATCGTCCATTAATGAATATGCTGATAGAAAATCATTTAATTCATATATTCCAAATTGTCCACTACCATTAATTGCTAGATTTTCAGAAATTTGAGCTGACGCCATTACAGTTTTGTGTGGTGATATTGTGACTAATTTATTACCACTCTTTAACATTAAATTAGCATTAATACCTGCGAAATTTTTCATTATCGCAATAGTTTCTTTACTTAGTTTCATACTTATCACTCCTTTTCATTATTAAGTTTTTCTCCTTGGTCATGTATGTGTAAAGCAAGAAGAGCATAGTGTAAAATCTTTAAAAGATCTTTACGATTTTGTCCATCTTTATGTCCATACCTTTGAGCATATTTTAAAACATTACCTAGTGTAAATCCTAGACCATGCCCACAATCAACGATGAACTCTGTTGATTGAAATTTCTTTTTAGAATAATGACCTTTATATGTTTGATCAATATAATTCTTTAACTCTTTTAAAAGTTTATCTTCGTTAAATCTATACATTATATAGCAGTAGAATCAGCAGATAATGCAGCTTTAAAAAATTGTTTATCTTCTTCTACGTTATGTGTCGCTGTTCTCACATTAACACCATTAACGTTAGCAGTAGTTGCTATTTTTGAAGGATCGATTCCTTGTGCTGGGAATACAAAAGAACCTGCTTTAATTGTATATTCTTTTTTTAACCACTTAGTAGAACTAACAGCAACAACGTTTTCTCCTGCTGCTTTTTTCTTTTTTAGGGCTTCTTTAATAACCTTAATTTCTTTCCTCGTTATAACTCCGGACTTAGCTATACTAGGAAATACTGTAATAGCAAAATCAATATAACCTTGCTGTTTTGTATTTAACTCTTCATATTTTTTCATAATTATACCTTCTTATTTTAATTTATACTATATTATAATATAAATTTTATTAGAAGTAAAGTGAGTGTAAATAAACTAACACTTTCTTATATGGGAACACCCACTTTACTATTTTAAACTTAACTAAAAACTCCCATTAAGAAATTTGTACATTAATACCAAAAGCTTTTATATCATTATAAAATGATTTATCATCTTCCGATAGTCTAGGTTTTACTGGAATAACAATAGTTGAATTGTCACCAGATATAGATTGCATTGCTGTTTGAACTGTCACTCCGTGAGCTGGAAACAAATAGAAGCCACGTTTAAGTTTATTGGCTCTAAACAACCAATTGGCTTTTCCAAATTTGGGTCCGCCTGATGCTCTTTCTTTTTTCATTTTTTTATGAGCGATACGACATTCAACCCCAGTAATATAACCTTTAGTTTTACAATCGGGCAGAATTTTTGCGAAATGTTCTACCCAACGTTTTTGCGATTTAGTTAGTGAGTCCCAAGTCAGCATTAAGCAGTCACTTTCTTAGGTTGAACCATACCATACATTGGGGCAGTTGTTTGCGGTTGATTAACTACAACATTTTCAACTTCGGACTCTGATGGTTTCGGAGCCGAAGCTTCTTTGTTATTTGATACTTTGTCAAACAAATCAATAAAGGCAAGTCTAGTTGCTTCATCAAATCTATTCGTACATAACTGTATAGATTTATCAATATCTTTAAATACTGAATATGCTCTTACAATATGCACCAATCTTCTTGTAGTAATCGTTTCATCAACACCACCCGATTCATTTGTTTTTCTGATTACATCAGCCCACTTAACAAGTGTCTGAGCAAACTTATCATTCTTACACTTATAAGAGTCCATCAGATTTTTAACAATTTTTAACTCAATTGATGGAGATGGATATTCTTGTTGAAATGTCACAGCAAATCTTTCAAGGAAAGCTTCGTTCAATACGTTAGTACCAATATATCTTCCGTCTTCGGATCCCTTACCTTTTGTATTTGCGGTAGAGAATATATTAAAGCCAAACTTAGGAACGATAATCTCATTCTTCAATTTAAAGTAGAATGGTTTGCCCTCTAGGATTGGTTGTAAACATAATAAAGTATTAGCACCACCAGCATCTATTTCATCAAGTAATAATGGTATGCCTAATCTCATTGCAATAACAACTGGTCCTTCTACAATTTGTATATTACCATCTACGAGTGTTTTAGTACCAATTAATTGATCTTCGTCAGTCAAGCTGTTTAGATTAACTCTAATTAAAGAAATTTTATGCTTAGCACAAATTTGTTCTATCGAAGTAGATTTACCATTACCAGTTGGTCCCGTCACGAATGTCGGATAAAACTGTCTAGATGTTATAATAGTTTCTAGATCTTTATAGTTCCCGAATGGGACATAATTGCTATCTTTAATAGGAATTAAAGATTTAGGATCTAAATTAGTAAATTCAGATTTTATACTATCAATCTTAACAACATTATTAGTCACAGAAGAAGAGACACTTGAAAGAGGAATAAAATAATTTCCCCTTCCTGATTTTTGTGCTTTCACCCAATTATATATTTCAGCTTTATTGTCAAACTTATTAGACTTAGACCTTAGGACTTTTTTAACTTCCCTAGTTGTAAATTTATCTTCATTCTTAGGATAAGAACTATGGAGTAAATCAACAAACCTTTTTATATTCACATCATTCATCATATATTTTATTTTTTTTTAGTTAGTTTATACATATATTGTACTATATTTCGGAACAAAAATAAAGAACATAATGCATTTAAAAGTGTTTAAAATCAATAACTTAAAAGTATTATAATTTTTTATTTTCATAATCCTCTTTATTACTATCACTTTCAGGTATTATTTTAACTATTTTTGCTATTATATCTCCTGTAGTTATTTTATACCCACCGCCAACTACGAGTAGTGTAGGACCAAAACAACCTGATAGAGATAGTAATATCATAAATTTAAATATTAAAGTATGGAGTTGCATTTTTATATTTGTCTAGCATTTCAACTCTATTCGTAATCCATTCATCAAACAAAGGGAGTCCTTTTGAATTCTTACCATCCCAATTAATAAATGAAGTTTCAAAAAATTCTATTTTTTCATTAGGGGATTTTTGTTTATGCTCAGTTTGGTATTCAAGTAATTGTTTTACCCATGCATCAAATAATATATCTGATATAAGAGGATTATCTTTGTACCAATACATATAAGAATGTATAAGTATTTTAGATCTTAACTCTATAATTTTATCTTTTAATGATATTGTTTCAGTCATTATGCTACCTGCCTAGCAAAGGAAGTTAATAAGAATCTGCTATTTCTATTTTGTTTTAAAAGCTTAGTAAATGATTTTGCTATTTGACTTGCAGTTTTTTCTTTTGAAGAATTTAAATCATTAGCAATATTTAAAGTTTCAGGTTTAAGATTTTCAACTGGAATTAAATAATATTCATCATATTCATTAATTTCTTTTAAAGCAGAAGCACCTAATTCTTTAAAATCTTTTGCTACTTTAATTACAAAAGATTCATCAACGTTTCTATAATCACCACCATTTGAATAACAAGATATTGTAGATAATGTTTGGCTTATGTATCTTCTATTGTTTCTTATTAAAGAAAACGCAAGACAAGTTGTATTCGGATCTTGATCTTTAATCATTTTAATTAATGTACCAGTTTGCATATATGCTTTAAATTCATAGTCTTTATTATTTTTTCTAAGATATAAATGTCTTCTTATAGAACTCACAGAAGAACCATAAGAACTATAAGAATCAAAACGTCTTGGGGCAAGAGAATGTCCTACGCCATCTGTTAATACTATGAAAGAAAGTTTTTGAACATTATTTAATTTTTTGAATCTTGGTAAAAAATCAATCATATAATATAAAGATTCATTTAAAGGGGTAGATGCTAACTTATAATCAGAAACATCTTTATATACTTCAGAGAATAATAAAGCACCCATTTTATTATATTCATCTTTGCTCATTTTATGAGATAAAATTTCGACAACTTTAAACATTTCAACATCTAATTGATTTACAGTTATTGCTTTTCTTTTATTATTCTCTTCTGGTGATAGTTTATCATCATAAGGTATATATCTTTGCCCCAATACTTTATCTCTTTCAGCATCAGTTAATGCTTTTTCAGGATTATTCTCAGATATACCATTAGTAAATGAAAGAACACTAAATGGTATATTTGCTATTTTACAAAAACTAGTCATTAGATAAACTTGTTTAATAACATCTTTTAATACACCGCTCATACTACCAGACCAATCCATTAACATAACCATACCATGATTTTTGCCTTTTGGTAATGATTGGATAGTTTTAAATATTTCTTCTTTAATTTTATAAGATGCTAATTTTCTAATATCAATTATACCAGTTTTATGTTCTTTTGTTTTGTAATACTGATTTGCTGACTTTCTCATTTCAAATTCTTTAAGCAAATAATTTACTTCTTTTTTAGTTTCTTGTAAATACGTTTTAAATTCACCACTCGCTTTTCTTATTCTATCTTCAGTAGTTTCCCAAGGTTCAAAAAGTCCACCTTGACTTCTTGCATTAGCAATTTCTTTATCTTCTTTATTTTTTCTAATCACTAACCAGTTATCTACATCTGCCATATATTTCGTATATGATACATAAGGATTAAATCCTACAAATTTTGGATTATAGTCAACCATAACAAACTCATTATTACTTGTATGTTTTGATAACATTTTATCAAACTTATCTTGAATTGTTTCTGGAGTATCATTTTCAGAAACATTTGGATTTACAACAGATTCAGAACCATTCACTTCATTACCAGCTGCATCTAGTTCATCCATAAGAAGATCTTTTAAAGAGCCTTTAAGTTCTTCGCCTAGTTGACTATCACCATTACCATTTTCTAAGTAAAGTGCAGCAAGTTTTTGTAAAGCTTGTTTTTCTAATTCGTTTTTAGTAATAGAATAAGCAGTAAGTTTTCTTGCTAACTTCATAACATCGTCAAATGTTTCGCAAGTGTCAATCTCTTTAATATAGTTATATTCTTCTGTTGTAAATTTAACACCACAGTTATAACCAGCTTTATAAAACAAATTTGCTTTATTAATAAATTGTTCTTTTACTAAATCTCTACCTTTAACACCAAAGAAATTTCTATCAAC